CACTAGTATGTCGATTGTTAAGACACTGCTATTAATCTCTTCCGCTATCGTTGCCATCGCATTGGCGATAGTCACATGTCATGTGACCAATGATTGGCGAGAGTACCTATCACAGGTGCTGGACATTCTCGGGCTGAGGCCACTTTACAACATGAGATACGTATTCTTCGATACGCCTTTTCCAGAGGCGCAAACGCGAGAGAATCACGCACATCCCATGAGCGCAGACATGCGCCGTAGAGCGAGAAAGTTCATGTCATCGGTCATAGATTCGGTTGGTTTGAAGGAATACCGTTATCAGTGTAGCCAAGCTGAAAGCAGAAACCACCATATCTCGGCTTACCGAGCTTACCATTGGTTAAAGGACTTGAAATGCGCCCCTCGTAATGATGCTATCACAAAGCGTCATGTTCTGACATTCGTCGATGTTGACTATCACATGGACAATTTTGAAGATGTCATGGCCAAGCATGGAGTCCCCGCCTTAATCTTTACTTGTGTCCCGCAACGCGCTGCAGAATGCGTGGGCGAGACACAGTGGAGATGGCTAGCCAATGGTGTTCTCGAGTATAAAGTTAACGGCGGTGCGGTCTACCACCAATCACTATGGGACCACAGCGGAGACACCAAACTTATGGTAAATTCACGGTTTGGCATCCCACTAAGCTGTGTTCTCTATGAAGTTGAACGGTTCCCAGTCGACCAATCTCACCAGGTCGTGCTTTATAATCCTGTGCGCCAGTTCAATCTAATTGGCGCTGTTCTCATCCAATTGCTCTTTCCCTCTGCCAGAATTGAAAGGATGAACCCAATAGTCACTGCAGGTGTCAACAAATATGTCAAATACACTGTGACTACCAGAGAGGGACAGAACACAACCATCGCTCGTGTAGGCAAATACTTCTCAGCCTCAGTGAGCACAGAAGTCCTTGAAATGGCTTTTGACAGGTACAAGAACGTCAAAGGTAAGGGCTTCGGAATGGAAACTGTGAGAAGAGTATTGTCAGATAATGGAGAAATTGATTTCTCCTCTGCTGCATTGATAGCTAACTTTGTGGTCGACTCAGAAGGTGGTGACGTACCTGAAGGGCCACACGCTAGTTTTAATGCTGTCCAGTTGGGAGGATTTGAGTCTGCTGATTTCGAGCAGACACCTAACCCACCAGCAACAATGCAGCAGATTGCTGAGCCGCTAACTGAAGCCTATTTCCCTTTCAAGACTCAAGGGAATCTAGAGGCGGCTTACAAGTTCCGAGTCAAGGATATGCTTACCAGCACCTCGTTACAACCCTGGATGGAAGAGTTCATGAAAGAATTCTTGTACTTCATGCCCAAACATGAGTACCAGGAGGCGACGTATTCAGAGCTGCTGGACGCACAACCTAAACCAACCCAGAGGAACATTTTGTTCACTTGGCTTCAAGGGTTGGTTGCAAGCATTTGCACGTCAGGTCAAGCCAAAGTGGAAGCATCTCCAAAGGTCACCGACCCTCGACTTATAGTTTCCATGACCCCAGAGCTCAAGGCAATTTATTCAACCATGTGTATGGGGCTGAATAAAATGCTTAAACAATTTGATTGGTATGCTTTTGGTAAGCAGCCATCACAAATTGCTGAGCGTGTACGGGACATTGCCAGTGACGCCGAATATATAGTCAAAACTGATTATACTCGGTGGGATGGTACTGTCTCCCCTGCGATCCGTGCATTGGAGAAAATGGTATGGGAGCGTTTTAATCCCGACGCTATCCCATGGCATGCGTTACAAAGCAAGCAACCAATGAGGTTGGGATCAAAGAAGGTGAAGAATTATAGCAACCGGTTATCAGGGTCACCTGAAACGGCATGCTTGAATAGCATTATGAATGCCTTCGTTGCTTATTGCCATTTACGCAACCAGCAGCTGTCACCATTAGATGCCTGGAGGGCATTGGGAGTTTACGGAGGAGATGACGGTATAACCGTCATATCTGATCCCGCTGAAAAGTCGGATTATGAAAACTTGGCGGCAAGTTTCGGATTAAAACTTAAATGTGAAGTGGTCAAGAGCGGTGAGACTGGCGTTGAATTCCTGTCCCGCATTTATTGTTCACAAGTTTGGTCCGGCCATACATGCAACACTGCAACATTGTGTCGTGCATGCGCCAAGTTACATCTCGCAGTGAACGCAAACCTAACTGCCAAACAAAAGGTAATCAGGTACGGAGAAAAGGCCTTTGCCTACTACCTGAGTGACAGAAACACCCCTGGCCTAGGGGTGTGGGCTGAAAAGGTACACTCATTGCTCAGAGCTACAACTTTACCACCAGACGCTTATGGTCGAGATACCATGGAGGAACATCAGTATGAGGCATTCCGTGACTGTGCAGCTGAAATAGTTGCGTACCAACAGGCACGTGATAAATTTGATATCAGTTCTGAGATAGACACCTGGTACCCAAGACTCTACAATGTTACCTCACCTCCGCTAGTTATAATCAAGCATACTCCAGGACCTATGGCAAAGAATCCTGTTATAATTGACGGAGAACGCATTGGTCCTGAAGGGGTTGATGTCCAATTGAAGAACCAACCATCACAAGGAGACCAGGCTCCGTCCCCACCTTCAGCTACAACGCCTTCACCAGTTGAGGCAGCTCATAGTGCACCTGAAGGATTATCACAACCTGGGACTCAAGGTGCACCAGGACCATCCACAGCACAAACCACCAGTCAAAGTGCATCTCATATATCATCATCCCAACCTCAACCAACACCAGCTGGTCCCACACTCACACCACCAAGCCCTGGCATAACTTCTATAGAACCAGAAGTAATGCGAAGAACTATCATGGACTTCCTTATCCCACATTTATTTGAGGGACAGAGTCAAAAACCAGGGCCTAGCTTAAAGCCTGTTAATAACTCGCAAACAAGAAGGAACATTAAGCGCTCACAAGCAACGGGAAAAACACCCGTATCATCAGTTAATCCCCGCAAACCAGATGCGGGGTCACCAGCACCAGGAGGGCGTGCTGCTGGTGCTAACTGAGCACAAGCACACACGTGGCGCGTGTGTAAATGGGGTCTGCGCGCCGCCCCCGTGAAAAATTAACAGAAAAGTTAAAAGTTAAAAATTATCACCACACGCAGTATTTTCTTGAAAACTGAAAAATTGATAAAAATTATCACCAACACATTCACTAGATAATGGTTAAAAATCAGAAAAATCAGAAAAACACACGTCCAAATGGAACAAAATCAAAACGATCCAAACAAAACACTCAACAGAAAATGTCTTTCGCAACTGTACAACGAAATCGGATTCCGTTTGCTGATGGCAGTGTCCTTGTTAATCGTGACACTGATCGTGTCAGGATTCATAAGACTATTCCTATCGCAAACGTCATCGGAAGTGCCACTTTCAACGTTAGACGTATTACCCTCAATCCCGCAAACCCTGAATTCGGTTGGTTAAGTGATTATGCAAAACTGTTTGAAACTTACAAGTTCAGAAAAGTTATACTCAGTTATGCACCCAGTGTATCTGCTGCAACCTCTGGCTATGTCGACCTTGCAGTTGATTGGGATATCACTGATGAAGACCCCACATCTCGCACACAACTCCTATCTTATCGAGGTGCATCAACTGGCCCTGTTTATGCACCTCGACGAATCGACATTCTATCGTTAGCTTCTGCTCAAATGGTCCAAAAGTACACTAGTAACACTAATCTGCAAGATCGCACTAGTGCTGCTGGAGTAATTCTTGTATCAACCAATGTTGCCAGCACGGTTGGCACATTGTTCCTGGAAGTTGACGTGGACCTTTTTACTCCTCAAATTGAACATACAGGCGCCGTCGTTGTAGGTGGAACTGTCGTACAAGATGACCCACCAACTAACCGCTATGCTCCAGTACCTAGTCAGATGGACGGTAGACCCAAAGGTCTTGAAGTCTGGTTGGGAGACGGGCTACACGGAAGATTCCCTACTCCAAACGACGTTGCTGCAGGATTCAAAGGAGGCCTCCCCATTTACACTATGAACGGGACCGGTATATGGGACGCCCTCATTGCATCAACTGATGGTGCTGCTGGAGCCAACCAGTCATTCCTTCAGATTGACCAGGGCGCAGCCTATACATCTGGCGAGTACTTCGAAAAAGTTCTTGGAACTTTATCAAAGGTCGCCCAAGCATGGATCAGCAAAGATGGCGAATCCGAATCAAACACGGG